CGTATTGGTGAAACATGGAAAAACTTTTTAGATAGTTGTTACAATTTTGATTGTGTTTATGTTATTTCACTTGATAAAACAGAGGAATATAAACAAGATGCTATTAAACGACTTGATGAAAGTGGAATACAATATGAATCAATAGCCTTTATAGAGGGAGTTGATGGTAGAAATCCTAATCCTGGATTTAATTTTAAACCATGGGATGGATGGAAAAAAGATAATGAAGAAGAACTTAAAACATTAGCATTAGAAAAACAATTTAGAAATAATCCTAGTTGGTATTTAAGAGATATTACTCCTGGAGAAATAGGATGTGTTTTATCTCATATTAAATGTTGGAAAGATGCTTATGAAAATAAATTTGATTCTGTTTTAATATTGGAAGAAGATTTTTATCCTTCTGAAAAATTTAATCAAATAATAATTTCAACCTTACCAAAATGGGATTTAATTCATTTAGGTAGAAACCTAATGAGAGATTTACCTGAACAAACACACAATGCTTATTTTGTTCGCCCACTATTTTCATTTAATGCTCATGCTTATGCTTTAAGTAAAAAAGGAATTGAAATAATTGTAAGTAAACATTTAGAAGAAAATTTAATTCCAACAGATGAATTCTTACCTACATTATATGACACTCACTTTAGACCAGATGTAAATGAATTATTAAGTAAACATGATAAACGTAAATTAAACGCATTTTCGACAAACATAGAATATATAATACAAAAAGGAAATAAATCTCAAACAGAAAATATACATTTAACACCAATAGTAGAACCTTTTAAAATAAAAATTATGGATAAAGAATATACCCCATTACATCCAGACTTATATCAGTATTGGAATGATACTGCTGCTTGGCATAGAAAATTTTTAGTGCCTGGTATGATTAAAAAAGAATGGGATTTATTTGTTGATGAAGAATTTGATGGTACTTATGCTTATCCTTTCTTTACAAAAGAATTTTGTAATAAAATAATTGAAGAAGCAGAACATGCTCAAGTATGGACTTTTGCTCGTCATGAATTTTATCCTACAACTGATTTTGTATTAACTGAAATTGGATTTGATAAAATATATTATGACCTACTTTGGGAATTTGTTATGCCAATGGCTATCCATAAATTTGGATTAGAAGGCAAAGGATGGGATCAATTACAAGCCGAAAACTTTTTAGCACGTTATACCCCAGATACTCAAGGACATTTAAGTTTACATCATGATAATTCACATATTACTGCATTGGTAAACTTATCTGAAAAAGATATTGATTATGCGGGTGGTGGTACTTGGTTTTGGCGTCAAAAATATTTATCAAGACCTCCACAAGGTTATATAAGTGTTCATCCTGGAAATATTACACATAAACATGGTGCTCGCCCTGTTTTAAGTGGAAAACGATATATTATTGTATCATTTATGAAAAATAAAGAATTTTAATTATGGGAGTTTTACAAGAAAAACCAACACAAATCACTGAAGAAGAGTTAAAAGAACTTAACGACTTACAACAAACTAAGCAAAATTTAATATTTTCTTTAGGTGAACTTGAATATGAAAAATTACGCTTAGAAGCACAAAAACAACATTTGGAAAATCAATTCAACCTAATTGTACAAAACGAATTTAACTTGTCCCAACAAATATCAGAAAGATATGGGAATAGCAAAGTAAATTTAAAAACAGGCGAATTAACACCAATTAGTAATTAGTTTTGGAAATTTTTCATATATTTATCGTTGATAAAATACTATTAAAACATGGCTGAAACTTTATTATCTCCTGGCGTATTGACACGCGAAAATGATCAATCACAGGTAACATCAGGTCCTATTACCGTTGGTGCTGCTGTTGTTGGCCCTACAGTAAAAGGTCCGGTAGAAATACCTACATTGGTTACTTCATATTCTGACTACAAAAATAAATTTGGTGCTTCATTTATTAGTGGTGGTGTAACTTTAGAATATTTAACTTCTATAGCTGCTTACAATTACTTCCAACAAGGAGGTGAATCATTGTTAGTAACTAGAGTTGTTTCTGGTTCTGCAAACACTTACACTCCTGCTACTTCATCTCAAGTTACTAACTTAGGTGGTACGGGTGCTTCATTTGTACTTGAAACACTTTCGGATGGTGTTATTATGAATAACGCTACTCAAAGTGCTGCTACTATCAAAACATTATCTGGTGGTGCTTTAGCAAGTGGTTCAACTGACAACATTCGTTGGACTGTTACTAACGTAAATACAGGTTCAGGTACTTTCAATCTTATCTTACGTCAAGGTAATGATACTCAAAACCAACAATTAGTAGTAGAAACTTGGTTAAATCTTTCATTAGATCCTAACTCAGCAAATTACATCGAGTATGTAATTGGTAACCAAGTTCAAAATTTAGTTACTGATTCAGATGGTAATTTAGTAATTCAAGTTACTGGTTCTTATGTTAACCAAAGTAGATATGTTCGTGTATCTAACGTTCCTAACCCAACTACTAATTACTTATTAAATAATGGTGCATTTAATCCAGCATATACAGCTTCATTACCAGCCGTAGGTTCAGGTTCTGAAGGTGGTGCATTTGGTGGCGCTACTGGTCCTTTATTTGGAAACGGTAGTGGTGCTTCTACAGGATTAAAAATGTACAATAATATCGATGCTGTTAATATTCAAGGTTTATCAAGTAGCGACTATTCAAACGCAGTAGGTTTGCTTGCAAATCCTGATGATTATGATTATGAGTGGATTGCTTTACCTGGTGTTAACTACCAAAACGGTCCTGGTATATTAAGTACATTAATGGCTAATTGTGAAAACAGAGGTGATGCAATGGCTATTGTTGATATGGTTAACTACGGTGCTCCAATTTCAACAGTTAGTTCAGCTGCTAATAGCTATGACTCTTCATATGGTGCTACTTACTGGCCTTGGGTTCAAGTATTGTCTCAAGAAACTGGTAAATTAGTATTTGTACCTGCTTCAACAATTATGACTGGTGTTTATGCTTACAACGATAAAGTAGCAGAAACATGGTTTGCTCCTGCAGGTTTCAATCGTGGTGGATTAGCAGGTGTAATTCAAGCAGAAAGAAAATTATCACCATCAGATCGTGATAACTTATATATTAATAAAGTTAACCCATTAGCTACTTTCCCTGGACAAGGTGTTGTAGCATTTGGTCAGAAAACTTTACAAACTAAAGCTTCAGCTCTTGATCGTGTAAACGTTCGTCGTTTATTGATCACATTAAAGAGATACATTGGTAACATTGCTGATAATTTAGTATTCGAACAAAACACTGCTACTACAAGAAATAGATTCTTAAATCAAGTTAATCCTTATTTAGAAACTGTTCAACAAAAGCAAGGTTTATACGCTTACAAAGTAGTAATGGATGAATCAAATAATACAGCTGAAACAATTGATAGAAATCAGTTAGTAGGTGCTATTTATTTACAACCAACTAAGACAGCTGAATTTATTATCCTTGATTTCAATATTACTCCAACTGGCGTTCAGTTTTCGTAAAAAAATAAATTAACAATATTTATATCAAATAATAGATAAAATGGCAGTATTAAACCCGAACGAAATCATGTTCACAGCGTTTGAACCCAAAGTTCAGAATCGCTTTATATTATATGTAGATGGCATCCCCGCTTATTTAATTAAAAAGGCTTCTGCTCCTGGATTTGAAGCTGGTGAAATCATATTAGATCATATCAACGTTTACCGTAAAGTAAAAGGTAAAGTTAGATGGAATGATATGACTTTAGAACTTTACGATCCCGTAGTTCCTTCTGGAGCTCAAGCAGTAATGGAGTGGGCACGTTTAGCACACGAATCAGTAACAGGTAGAGATGGTTATTCTGACTTCTATAAGAAAGATTTAACATTAGACATTTTAGGTCCTGTTGGTGATGTAGTAAGTGAGTGGATCATTAAAGGTGCTTACGTTAAAACAGCTACATTTGGTGATTATGATTGGACAGCTGATGCAGCAATT